CGCGCGGTGACGTCGGGATCAGGATCAGCTGACCTTGACGCTGCTCGACCGCGAGCACGGTATTGCGGATCGGCTCATCTTCGAAGATATCGAGATCGCCAAGCCCCACAGGCTGGTACGGATATTTGTCGACCGCAGCGGTGAGCTGGATGGTCGAGAAGGCATCCTGATGGAATACGTCCAAACTGGCCATTATCGGCTCCAGAAATAATAATGGCCGCGAACGCGACCAAGTGACAAGCGACGGAATTGAATGCGTCGGTTTAGCGGGTGATGATCCCGAGTGTGGCGAGTTGGCCCTTGGCGGCGTTCATCTGTGCCGTCGTGATGCCCGTCGGCCAGATGAGCTCGCTACCATTCACTTCGGCATCGCGAACCACCGCAAGCCCGGGCACATCGGCCAGCGTGGCGTCGTATGTGCCGAATCCGATGCCAGCTGCGATCTGCGTGCCGTCGGTCGCCGTGGGATTCAGCGGCACCAGCGACGCGGAGAGCAGCGACACCGTGACATCGAATTCGTCGCCAACGACGAAGTCCGTTGCACCGTCGGCGATCGCGAACTTGATACCGTCGGAAAACGTCTGGCCGACGACGACGTCGCCGATGACATCGCCGGTCGGATCGAACACTCGGAACGTACCGCTGTTCGCCGCAGCCGCCGTACAGCGCACCACGTAGATGCCCGCTTGGGCGTTCGGCAGCACCGGAGTCGTGGCGTCGAGCGTGAAAACGCCATTGCCCGTATTGCCAGCCTTCGCAGCCGCGGCAGCCGTACCGGCCGCCTTCTTCGCAACCACTTCGCCCGGAAGATGTTTCACTGCGCCACTGAACGTCATCGGGTCGCGCGAGCGGTGGCCACGTGCTTCGGACACGAGAAAGCCACCGTCGTGCCGGTTTTCAATGAGAGGGGTCTGAGCCATGATCGAATTCCAGAGTTAGGGAGAGGAATGCGCGGCGATGCTTAGCGACGCCGCTTCGCACCAGCCTTCTGGAACGCAAGGTCCCAACTGGCTGCGATCGACTGCTCGCTGCTCACGCTGCGATCGCTGTCGATGCCGAGGTTCGGGTTCTGACGACGTCCGCGACTGCCTTCCGGCGCCGGCGCGCCATCGAGCACCTCGATCGCCTCGCTGCGCGTCATGGACGTCGTGAATGCCAACTTGCAGGCAAGAACTGGATTGCGGCCTGCGCCCTTGCAGGTGAAGATCGCCGCGCAGCGGGCCCGCTCGCGACGACGTGCGCGAGCAGACGCGCTTTTGCCGCGCATCTCCTCTTCATCGTCGTCATCGTCCTCGGCGCGCTCGTCGTCATCGTCGTCAGCGGCACGCTTGCTCTTCCTGCCTTTGCCACTGTCGTCGTCATCGTCGTTGTCGTCGGACGCGCGCTTGCTGCGTTTGCCCTTGCCGTCGTCGTCATCGTCGTCATCGTCCGGATCACCGCCAGCGGCGCGCTGCCCGCTCTTGCTGTCACCGTTTTCGCGATCCTGCTCCTGATCGTCGTCGGACGCGCTCTTGCCCTTCTTGCCCTTGCCAGCGTCGTCGTCATCGTCCCGACGGTCGTCGGAAGCCCGGGAACCACGGCCGAGATGGGCGAAGCTCAACCCACCTCGTGACATGAGGTTGCGTAACGTATTGCTCATTGGATTTACCCTGATGGTGGGATGAATCAGCCCAGCTCGTCGAGCAGGGAAGCGAAGGCTTCGTCCGGTGCCATGACGGCATCAGCGAAGCCGATTTCGACGCCAGCAGCGCCGAGAAAGGTGCCGGCCTCCGTGTCGCGCACGACAGCCGTCTTGAGATCGCGATTGCGGGCAACGGTCTTGACGAAGATCTCTCCCATCTTGTCGACGTCGGACTGGAAGCGCGAGAGCGCATCTTTCGAGAGAGGATTGAACTCGTTGCCGTCGGCTTTTTTCGCGCCGTAGTGGATGAGCGTGACGTCGATGCCCGCCTTTGACAGCGCCTGCGATATATCAACGTGCATGCAGATCACGCCCACGCTGCCTGTGCCCCCTGTCCGCGGGACGATGATCCTGTCGGCAGCGCTCGCGATCGCGTACGCGGCCGAATAGGCGCTCTCGGTGAGCACGGCCCAGATCGGCTTTCGACCGCGGGCGTCATAGATCGCGTCGACCAGGTCGAAACATCCCGCCACCTCACCACCCGGAGAATCGATATCAAGCATGATCGCGCGCACGTCCGGATCTCCGAGCGCCATGCTCAGCAGCGCACGGATCCCGTCATACCCGGTCATGCCGGAATACGGCTCAAGCGTTCCAAGCTTGTGCACCAGCGTGCCTTCGATCGGGATGCGCGCAACGCCTTGCGCCACATCGTAGGGCTTGTACTGCGCTTCCTCGCTGCCGTCCTCCGCGTCGAGAAACGCGCGCGCGCCGCCGTTCGCCAGCTCGAGCGACGAACCATCACCGCGAAAGAGATGCGAGATGCCAAAGCGGTCTGCAAGTGCAGCCATCACGACCTCAGCCTTATGCGGCAGGATCGCGATCGGCACGTTGAATAGCCGGGTGGCCAGATGGGGATAGTTGATCATGCAGCCTTCGGCTCTTCGGGAGGTTCGTCGGTGCGCGAAGCAAGCTCGCCTCCGCCCCACTCGGGCAGAGGCATGCCGCGTTTCTTGAAAGCCTCGATTTCGATCTGGCGTTGGTCGATCACTTCTTCCCAATCCAGTCCCTGCTCGGCGGCTTCCGACTTGAGAGTAGTGAGCGCCGCGTCCATCTTGAGAATGGAGCCCTGCGGTTCCTTGACCGGATCGACCCAGCCGCGCGCGGGCCCGAGCCATGAACAGGCCGCGTAGGCCGTGGCAGCTTCCAGGAAGTCGGGGGCGCCCTTCGGCAACGGCAGTTCGTCGTTCTCCATCGACTCGCGAAGCCAGACCGCGTACATCGGTGTCGCCGTGCCGGCTGAAAAATCCAGGCGCCGGCGGATCAATGTCTTCCATCCCTCGAGCATTGAGCCGCGCATGTTCGAGTAGTTGCTCCGCGACCAATCCTGCGTCACCTGTTCGATCGGGACACCGAGCGCAGAGGCGACGCAGCCCTGCATCTCGTGCACGAACTCCGTGAAGCCGTTATGAGGATGGTCAGATGCGACCGACTTGATGTCTTCGCCGGGAGCCAGCGCGGGCACGCGCACGCCGTTGAACATCGCGGGCCGCTCATCGTTCCAGTCCTTTCGCAGACTTTGATAGAACTTGAGCTCCTGGTCGCCGCCGAGAGCGTCCTGCACTTCCGACGGGTCGTATGGGCTCGTGACATATGTGCCGATCGACGCGGCGAGCGCCGCCGCCTGCAGCTCGATGCCGTAGTAACGCGCGAGCATCTTCGCGTGCGCGAGCACTGGAATGAACACACCGATACCGCGATTCTGTCCAGCGCGATCGCGGTCATAGTCATGAATTACGCGCCGCCAACCGTCATCGTCTTCGCGTTCGACGCGCTCCCACTCCATGCTCTCGACGGCGTTGTACCAGTCGTTCTGGTGCGCCTTGCGAATGTGATACGCAAGCGGCACGCCGTCGTCGTCGACCTCGACACCTCCACGCAGGTGCTTCGTGTCCAGCATCTGCATGGGGTTTGACAGCCGGTCCGGATCCACGACCAGGAAGCAGGTCGCATACTGTGCAGCCCCGCGGCCAACGCGCTCAGGCTTCCAGTAGTTGACGACTAGATTCTCTCCGTCGATCAACTTGTGGCGCAGTGCGAGACGCAGCTGCTGCGACACGGTGAGCTGCCTCGACACGTCGTTGTAACGATTCAGGTCGTTCGAGAACATACGCCACCGCGCCTCGGCAGCGCTCGCGAATTCCTTCGCCCACTGGATATCGAACTTTGCCCCGCTGATGAGGCGCAACGCGCGATAGTCAGGCGCAGCGGACAGGCGTAGCGACGCGCCGATCGCGCTGTCGAGGATCCGGGTGATACCGCCGCTCGAGCGGCCGTCATTGCGAACCTGATCGCGCGAACGCGCAACCATCCGGTCGCGGAACTGCGTGATCTCGGCATCGGGCGAACGGATCCACGGCAGCCAGGCCCCCATCTCCTGCGTCTGCCACTCCGCAGCCTGATATGGGAAAAACGAAGCACCGACCTGATTCCGCAGAGGCATGCCGTTCGGATAGTCGGCGCGCACACGACGGAGCGGATTGCCTCCCGCGTCGACGAGCGTGATGTCTTTGCTCATCAGAACACCGGCGTGATGTAGCGACGGCGGTTAATGCATACGCCCGGATTGAGTGCCTGCTGCAGCTCGGCGATCAGCATGCGCAGGTTCGCCATGTCGGTTTGCTGGAAGGTGGCGCTGCGCGCGCCACCGCCCTGCGCGTATGAAACAGAGACGAGTTTCTTTCCCGTCCGCAAATCGATCAAGGCCTGCTGCGCTGAGGTCAGCGCCGCCTGCAGCTGCGCGTCGCTCATGCCGTAGTACGGCGAGCTGAGATCGGTAGTGGCCATAGGATTTATCGGAAACGGTGAACTGCGGATTTCGACTTCTGCTGCGCGGCGCCGGGGCCCGAGGTCGACTGAGGCGCACTCGGCACCGGCGCATCCGATCCGGTGACCAGCGATGAATTTGTGTCCCACGGCGCAGCCCACGACGGTGGCTTTGCCCAATCAATCTGTGCGAGACCATGCAGGTGCGCCATCATGTGCGTGAGCACCATCAGATCGAGCGCCTCGTTGCGGCGGCTCTTGATGGCCTTTTCCCATCGCCCGTTTTTCATCCGGGTCTCGGCGGTCAGCTGCTCGAACCAGACGTGAGGTTCTTCGGGAGACCGCAATGCATACGGGAAATGCACATACCACTCGCCGACGTCCGCTTTCTGCAGTTGGCCGGAAAGGTCGTCTTTGAAGCTGTTCGGGTTGAACTGCGCGACGGGGACGGTGCCGCCGGCGGCCGCGCGGTTTGATTTACGCGCAGTGTCCGGATACGTCACCACAAGCCGCTGCGCGAGCAGCGCACTGGCGCCCTTCGTCGGCAACACCGTCCACGCGTCGCGCCCGGCAATCTTGCCGATCAGACGCACAACACCATCCAGCTTTCGCCAGCGGCGCCATGCGGAATATGCCTGCTGCGTCACGCCCGCTTCGCCGCCGCTGTCGAAACCGAAAGCGCGTATCGCCATGCGTCGGCGGCTGCCGTCCGAAAGCGGGTAAGTCCGCGTGATGATCTCGATCAGTTGATCCCAGTCATCAGCGTTCGTCGCCGGATCGCCGAGAAGCCGGCCTTTCTCGATCACCCAGCTCTGGCCGTTCACGCCCCAGCCGCGCACCAGCCACTCAAACCGCCCGCCATTCGCATCGACGCCGGCAGTCAGGAAGCGCACGCCCTCAGGAACTTCTGCCAGCTTGAGCGCCGCCTCGGCGCGCTCCGCAAGCACATTCGCGTCGATCGAGCCCGTGCCCCGCTTGGGCGAATACAGAAAGCCCCATTGCTTGGCGACGACCTGACGAAGCGTCTTGTCATCACCGTCGACCTCATACTCGCGCTCAGCCTTCGCCTTCGCGCGGGCGAGGCCACCAATGCCACCGAGAATGAATGGCGACATGGCGCCGACGATCCAAAAGCCGGCACTGTCTCGCGCCGCCAGTTCGCCAGTTACGACGCCTTCCTGCGAGATCTCCTGACCGTCACCCACCCACCCGCCGAACGGAGACCGATACGCGGCGAGATTCATCGCGCGGCGGTCGCGGTCTTCAATCAGGCAACCATTTACAGGACAGATGAGCCGTGCCTTCTCCTGAATCTCGTCGAGGCTCCAATCGTCCTGATAGTGCAGAACCATGTAGCGTGCGGCGATCGGCACCGGGCTGGACCACGCGCCGCAGTGTGGGCACGGCCAGTACCAGACACGTCGGTCACTATCCCCGTACAGCGCCATGATCCCGGCGGTCCAGTCACGCTCCGGCACCATCCCGCGCGCACGGTCCGGGTGGCTCATTGCGAGCAGCATCGACTGGCGGCCGAAGGTCTGGCGCCGCACGTCCAGCACCGCCTTGATGTCGCCGAGCGACTCCGGATACGCGTCGACCTCGTCGGCAACGATCCGCGGCGCCGACTTGTTGATCAGGTTGTTATCGTTCGCCGAGAGAAATTCGACGCGCATTGCATCGAACATCTTGAAGTGAAGCGAATCGTCCACCGGCTTCGATCCGAGCTTCATCGCCATCTCGGCGTGGCTTCTGATCTGCGTGTTGATCCGGCTCTTGACGAACGCCTCGAGGCCCGGATCCGTCTGCATGTACCAGAGCATGTCGCCCGGGTCATTAGCGACAGACTTGAGCAACCAGTTCTGCGCGATCTCCGTTTTGCCTGACTGGCCAGGTCCGACCACCACGGTCGTTAGATAGTCGAGGCGTGTCAGCGTCTCCATCGGCGCGACGAGGTACGGTGCTTTCTCGTGGTGCCAGCGCCCGACGAAGCCGCCGCCCTGATTCGACAGCCGGCGATTCATCGCGGCGTACTGCGCGACCGTCTCGCGCTTGGGCGGTATGAACGCCGCTAGCGCCTCGCGCGCGATCTGGTACGCGTCGGCGTAAGCGTTCTCAAGCATCGGGACCCAGCAACACGTTCAGCTCGTCGACCATCGTTGCGCGCAGGTCGTCGGTCAGATCCCGAATGTCGTCGGCGTTCGACTCCGGCAGCCCGAGCTTGTCGACCACCTGATCGGCCAAACGGTCGAGACCCTTGCCCAGGTGCACGAGCATCTTCGTTATCACCTGGCGCATCACCTCCGCCTGCACGAGCTCGCCGCGATCGCGGCGCAGCTTGTCCTCGAGGATCTCGGCCTGCACCATGTCGCGCCGCTGGCGCGCGGTCTGCTCACCAGAGTGCACGACCGGCTCGACGCCGGCCGGCGGGACGACCGAGTACTTTGCCCCCGGGTATGGATTGCCTGAGGCCTGCGGATCGCTGCGCTGATCAAAGTGCGCGGTCGCCGACGGCGCCGGCGCCGGCGCCGATGCGCGCGATCCGCTTTCCAGATAAGCGCGCACCGCTGCGAGATCGAAAGCCCAACCGCCGGCGCGTGTGCCGCGCTGCGCGATCGGAAAGTTCTCATCGCTTTCGAGCCGGCGATCCAGCTTCGGCCGCGTCCAGCCCAGCGCTTCGCATAGCGCCGCCTTCCCGATCATCCCGTCGCTGCCCACCGGTGTAACGGGGACTGGTGTAACGGCTTGCGCCTTCCCCCGAGTTTTTCCGCCACCCTTCGTTACACCACGCTTCCCAGACGCCGCGTGGCTTTGCGCTGCGTTCGATGCCGCCATAGGTGTAACGTGTAACGGGTTTTTTTTACTCAGTGGAACGGGAAAAACGGGCGCGCGCAATGCCCGCGTATTTCGCATCCCGCCGGAAGGACCCTGTAAGGCAAGGGGCGCTTGTACCGGGCCACCCTCCCCCGGGCCCGACTTCGGCTCACTTGGCCGACCTGCGCGCCGCTGCGAGGGCCTCGGACAGGTCGCGGTCGATCCACTGGTCAACGATCCGCTTCGCGTTGCTGCCCCAGTTCAGTTGTTTCTTCACCGGCAGCGCATCGCCAAAACGAATGAGTAGCTTCAACGCACCGAGGTGCTTGTCGTACAGACCACCGCGCGCGACGCGCTTCTTTCGTACACCGCCATTGCGAGAAACATCGAGGCGCTGCCACACGCCGTTGATGCTGCCCTTCGCCGTCTTGACCACGCCGATGTAGATGTCGTTGCGGCTGCGCAGCTTGGACATGATGCCGCGCGGCAACTGACCGTACTGGTTGAGAGCGATGTCCTTCGGGTTCAGCAGCGCGCTACCCGGCAGCTTGTGCACACCGCCCGTTTCGTACGGCTGCAGATAGCTCGCGGTGATGTCCTTCATGAACACGAACGCCGTCGGAATGCCCTTCCTGGCACGCCTTACGCCGACTGACTTGCGTGTGAACGGCGTTGGATTCTTGAGCGTCTGAACGATGTTGTCGCTCTCGCCCTCCGCCACGCGCTGGGCCGTCTTGTTGACGCCCTGTGCCATCGCGAACGGCAACTGCCGCTTAATGAAGTCGTCGAGACTGCGCGCAAGCGCATTGGCGTTCGACGAAACGCGGATCGCTATTACGCCGGCCACGCTGCGGAGCGAACGCTCGTGTCGGGTTCCTCTTCGAAGAAGGGAATCGCGGGGATCTGCAGCGAATCACGACCGTGGGGAAACGCCTGCACGACGATATCGCTCGTGTCTTCGTCGTACAGGCCGATCACGAGGCTGACCGTCGGCTGCGCAAAAAACGGTGCGCGCACGATGACGCTCTCACCGAGGCGCGGGCGCGCGATCTTGGGCGCGGCGCCCTTGGACTTCGGTTTATTCATCGTGTCACCTGAATGCCAGCTCCAACGACGGGAGCTGTCTATATAGGCGCGGGCCTGTCTGCTTGGCCCGCGTGATAGGATTTCGGTGCGACCCTTTCAATCCTATCTGGAGAAAACTTTGTCGAAGAAGCCCGGAAATATCAGCGGGCCGACGCACGCGTACGATCACCGCTCGCCGCGCCCGGCCCCAACGTCACCAAAACCGACGGATGCCAAGACGCACGTCTCACCCCGTCCGTCTCCGCCGCCGCCACCACCGCCGCCAAAAAAGTAAGGAATTTATATGACGACGCGATTCGATACTGAGTTCCAAATCGGCTATTCCATCCGACTGGAGAAAATGCAAGCGATGCTGCTGTCGCGCACGGATCGCATCGTCAACTTTCTGCAGATTGTACTTAGCGCGGCGGTCATCTCTAATTCCGCGCCCGTTCTTACGGGCCTCGTGCTAGCCGTGCTTTCAACGTATTCGTTTGTGTGGCAACCGGGCGCCAAAAGCATGCTGGCACTAACGCAAAAGCAAAAGTATGAAAACCTGCAGGCGCAGGCATCGACGCTCGACGACAATGAACTCCACAAACGCTACTGCGACCTGGCGGAATCAGATTCCCTAGTGATTGGGTCGCTGACGCGGCCCGCTCATTTGGGAGAAATGATCCGTCTCGGTCAGCCTCCGGACTTCAAGCTGACAACGCTCGAGCAGATTTTCGCCTTCTTCGCTGGCGACCTTCCCCGACATGAATAACGATGCACCAACGAAAAAGCCCCGCTTGGGAATCAAGTCGGGGCTTTGGAGACACTTATTCACAGTGTCAGATTGGAGCGTATTGTGTGAGGGAAAATCACAGATGTCAATCGGAACGTGAATCGGACCTCAAACACCTGACATTCTCGGTGAGAGAGGAGACCAAGGATTCGCTAAATGAAGCAAAAAATGAAACCACAGCGAAAAATTAAACCAGAAATGAAGCGGTCTCTGATAGCCGAGGCCGGTGGCAAGTGCGCAAATCCGGGCTGCTCGAACTGGCGTGTACATATCCACCACATAAAGCATTGGGCAGTCTATAGAGCCCATGAAGCGGACGACATGATCGCTGTTTGCCCATCGTGCCATGATGCAATTCATCACGGAGCGCTGACAGTTGCGGACGACGAGCTCTACCGATGGAAGGGCATCAAGCGACCCAACAAGCCGAACGCGGCCCATGTGTACGTTGAGCCTGCGCCAACCCTCAAATTGCTCGCCGGCAATATTGGGCTGATGACAGGATCGGATCGACTTGCAGTATTCGAACTGTCGAATGCAAACCATGTGGAATTGCGCGTTCTCGACGACGACATTTTGCAAGTTTCGGCGAGACTTGAGGACACGCGAGGGAATGAAGTACTTCGGGTTGTGGAAAACCACGTTAGGACTCCACCTGGTCGAGACATCGAGTTTATCTTTCAAGCGGGACATGTGCGGATAACCGTCCCAGCAACGGATGTGTATGTGCCAGCATGGCTTACCGGTGCAATGCGCGAACAGACATTCTTCATCAAAGACGGCAGAGTTGTTGCGTTGGACCTGAAGGTACTCGAACCTGGCGTCGTGAAAATTGAAGGGGTTTGGTCAGCACCTGAAGGCGCAGTCGTTATTTCTACAGAGGGTATTTCGTTCTGCCGCCCAGAGTGGGAAGGCCCCAAAACCCTGGTCGGCGCTCCCGAAGGAGGCACCGTCTTCCAGTTTAATGGGCCCATAACTTCGAAGCTGTTTCAATTTTGATCCATCGGTTCACTCGCCAATAAGCCCTTGCTGGGTAAGCAATGTGTCGATCTTCTTCCGTGCCGCGGACTCGATGCCGTCGACCGACGGTGCCGCTTCTCGGCCGGCCTTTTCGTTTTTTGCCTTCTCTCCGGAAATCCAAAGTTTGATCAACCGGCGATGCTCGGTTGCGGTGTTCGCGTGCACACCGCATTGTTCTGCAAGATCTTTTAGCACTACCTTCACGCCGAATATCTGCTCGACTAGCTTGCGACGCAGACGGTAATGGGAGACGTGTCCGGCCAACACCATCTTCGCGCCGCCCTCTAGTGTCGCAATCGCGAAGTCCCAGTCCGGATTTAACCGATAGCCCGCACAGCACGGATTTCGGCAATTGCACGGAATCGTGCGCGGCGCGAAACGCGCAATAATCGCCGCCTCCTCGAACCGCGATAGATTCGCAAGCTCCCGCCTAATCATGCCGGCCTGCCCCGCGCCGTCCATCCCCGCCAAGCCCTTTCCCGTGCGCGCCGCCGGCGCTGCAAGCCTGTCCATAAGAGGTCGGCCCTGCTGTTGCATTGAGTAGTTGAACGCGAACACGAGTGCCGCCTGCGGCGTTCTAAAAAGTGTCTGAGTGGCTTCTGTCATTGCTGTTCCCTGTATTGCGCGCAGCGCGTTCCGTATTTCCTGCCCTTCCTGCAAACCTTACGCACGCCACCAAACGGATCCGGCTTGTCGACGGTGTGCTGACAACCAGTGCATCGCTCGCTTTGTCGGCGCTCGAGCACGTCTGCGGGATCCCCGTACTCCCACCACTCGAGCGGTTCGCTCATACCGACCGCGCGCCGCCGCTTGTTCCAAACAGAGCAACTGCTGCCGGGTCTCGCCTCATCAACTTACCTTCACGTTCGAGCCGTCTGAACGTCGCGCGAGCGATGCGCGCCGCCGCTAGGTCAGGCCTTTCACGCTTCATGCGCTTCCAGTAATCGCTATAGATCTCTGCGCGAGGCTTGTTCGGCGGCTTCGGCTTATCCTCACCCGCACCCGCCTTGTAGATCGGAGCTGCTTTGCCATCCGCAGGGTGATACCAGTCGACAATGTGCATCTGGCTGCGAAAATGCTTGATGAAGTCACCGGCAGTCTGATTCGATACTCCAGCGCGAGCCGCCAGCTGGATGCGTGTACCGCGCTTCTTCAGCGCCTTCCACAGCGCAACGAATGCCGGACGTGTGTCGGACGTTCCACGAGCCTGCCGGCGGCGCGGTAACTCGAGGGTGTCTGCGCGCATCTGCATGCCGCGCACGGATCTGCCCGGTAGTCGAGCGGCCGAAACCTTCAATGGCGTACGCAACGTCCAGATCTCGCGCAAGATTTCGTCTTCTTCCTCCAACCATCGCATTGCCGAGCCGCCCCGCCGGGTCGTATCAACCATCGATCTCTCCCACAGATTCGTCAGGCACGCCGTCGCGCACCGTCGACCATTCCCTGTATGCACGCCGCCACGTCGAGTACTTCAACAACTGCGGCGCGTCGCCAAAGTCGAGCCAGTAGTGACACAGGCCGCACGCCGGCACGGTGTATCTGTCATCTGCCTTACGCTGCCCTGCCTTGCCATGCGCGCTCTCGTTCGAATGCGCTGGAACGATCGTGTCTTCGCGCTCGAGCTGGTGGCACACGTCCGGCACGCGCAAATAGCAGATCTGGTCGCGGCAGGCATTGCGCATCTTCGCGTCGTGCCACGAGCGCTTCTTGCGCGCCCTGCGCTTCATCGGCGATTTGATGCGGATCTTCGTGCGCGTCAGCGAGCTGCCCGGCGCGGGTCGCACACCGATCGGCGCCGAACGCTTCAGCGGCGTCTTGCTGATGAGTGGTTTCTTGCGCGTCAGCATGGTTCGCCCCGCAACTGGACGACCTCGTCGAGCCGCACTCGGTTGCTATCTGGGGGAAACGTCGGCAGCGGCACCCGCTGATTGAAATGGAGCGGCACGCGCAGTTCGACCTCGCCGGAGTCGAGCCGCGGCCAGTTCTCCGGCGGAGTGATCCACGCAGGCAGATGCACGTAAGCCGAGTAGCTCACACGCAAGCCGCGGCGCAAGCTGTTGCGGAACTTCCACGGCGAATGCGCGAAGCTGCGCACGAGCTCGACGACGTCGCACTGGATCAGGCACGGCGGCCGCTCCTTCTGCGGCACGCCGTACACGGTGAATGACGCGGGGACGATGAACGTCATTCGCATGGTGCGTCAGGCCGGCGTGAAGTCGACGTAGTACTCGGCGCCCAGCTCGAACTGGCTGCCGGTCTCGGCATTGACTACCCCGAGCGAGATGTCGCCGCACGGTGTGGCTGTGAAAAACGAATCGTTCTCGGGCGAGCCGCTCACCACCGGGATCAACTTCACCGTGTGAATGTGTCCTTTCGTGACGTCCCAATGCTTCTCTTTAGTGATGGACTTGACTTGGAATTTTGCGCGGACAGTCATGGTGTTGCTCCTATGGGTGTGGGTGATCACCAGCTGCGGCTAGTGAGGTCTTCAGAGCGCCAGCCGTGTCGGCCGACGCGATGAATGGCGATAAAGCGGTGCGGATATTGCGATGCGGCGATCTTGGTCTTTGCGCGCGCTTTGTCGGTCCACCGCCCTTTCACTTCGATGAACATGAGTTCATTGGTCGCGGTGATCACCGGAAAATCGGGCGTATAGAAGGTGTTGTCCGCAAGCCGTAGCTTGTAGGCTTCGAAGCGATACCAAAGGATTTCGCCGGCGTGGAGGCGCGCCGCCAGCACCTGCTCATATGCGGCCTCGGTCTTGTTCATGCGACCGGTGCCGAGTCGGCCGAGCTGCTGCATGCGCTTGAGCGGCGACAGCGCCTGCGAATAGTCGACGGCGTCCCACGCTGCAACTACTTGCTTGGGCGTCTCTCTGGTCTGCGCCGCTATGCCGCGCGCGAGCGTCTGAACGGCACCCCGCAGCGGTTCGAGGTCCGTAGATGCCAAGCGCGCCGCCGCGCCCGCTATCGTCGCGGCAATGCGCGACGTGCCAATGCGGCCGTCGACGATTGCGCTCTCAGGGAAGCGGACGGTGCCTTTGCTCATGGCCTCTTGGCGGCGCGCCGCCGTTCATCGATAGATTTGTTGATCGCGCTGTGGCCGAAGCCGTCGCTCGTGCGGATGCCCTCGCCGCAATGCGGACACGTCGGCACCATCGTGTGACTGCGCCATGCCCGCTCGACGATCTGGGCGGCGCGCAGATGGACGCCGCGTGACTCCGACTCGGCGTGCCGCCGTTCGCGCGCATTGATCTTCGCCAGCGCGAGCTCGTAGTGTTCGAGAAAGAACGTGAGCGTCCAATACGCGGCGAGTTGCAGATGACAATCGGAACAGCGCACGATGCATCCCTCGTCGTCGAGGATCAGCCGCTTGTGCTTGCATTCGTCGATGGGGCGCGAAGCATGTTGCCGCTGACGCTGGATCCGCAGATCTTCGATATCGATGACGTTGCTCATCAGAACGGGATCTCCTTGTCGTCGACGTAGGTCGTGCGCACCATGTTGTCCACGCGCCGCCCGGCGATCGGCTCGAGCACCACGAACATTTGGCCAGGGTGAGCACGCGCGAGTCGCTCGGCCTCGGTGACGGCACTCTGCTTGCTCGCATGGCGGTACCGCGGCGGCGCGCTGCCGGTCGGCGACCACACGAGCCAGAATGCGTTTTCGGTCTGGGCGCTCATGAGGCGTACCAGTCGACGGGCAGCAGCGCTTCACCGAGCGTCGCGACGATCATCTGTTGGAATTGGCCGCCACTGCGTTGGGCGTCGCGCAGGATCACATCGATCCACGGTCCTTTGCCGGCCGCCCGGGCCACCACCGCGCGGTACAGCGGTAGAGGCTCGTCGCGCCGCTTCGGCCTGGCGCCGAACCGTTCCCCGGCAGCCACCAGCACGTCCTCACCCGCCAGCCACCAGTCCGGATCGGCTGGAGCCGCATTCGGCGCCGCGGGCGCTGCGGCCTCCGCGTCGATGAACGTCGAGACGAAACCCGCGTATGTCGGCCGTTCGTCACGTTCCCGCGTACGCGCCGCCACCGCTAACGCATGGGCCTCGCGTAACCGCGCCGCCGTCACGCCCTTCCCGACCCACGTCAGCACGTGCGTTCGGTCGCGGCTTCGGTCGATAGCCAAAGCTTTGCCGCGAGCAGCCTCGAGCGCTACCAGCAATTCGGTCAGCTCGCGCTCGGGGTTCGGTTGTGCTTTTTCATTCTCGGCAGCAGCAGCAACGGAGTTGTCCACAAAGTCGGTCGCGCGCGTTGCTGCTGTAGTCTCTGCTGTAGTCTCTGTACCGTTAACGGAATGGGAATCTCCCTCCCCGCGGGAGAGGTTTTCCCCATCCGGCGGCGTGGGTTTTTCCAATTTCGCGGAATGGTCTTTTCCCATTTCCCGAGATGGACTTTTCCCATTTGGGGAAATGGACTTTTCCGATGTGCCATCGGACAATTTTTTCGGCTTGCGCGCAGGCGGCCCGGCAGAAAGCAACTGCTCCAATGCGTCCTCGTCGACGCGGAAATAGGTGCGGTGCTCGATCCGCTTCGCGGTCTCGATCAGCACGCCGGAGGCGCGTAACTTCGTGCGGGCAGCGCGCTGCTCCTCATATGACAGGCCGGTCTCAAGCTCGAGCTCTTCGACCGTCTTATGGACACCGAACTCGCTTGTGGCTTTGTCCTGCCAGTAAAAAATCTGGCAGAAGAGGACTGCAGCGTTCACGCCGCCGAGATAGCGCGCGAGAAATGGGTAATAGGCGATCGGGCGACCGAGCTCGCGCAGGACATCTGCGACTCTCATGCAACGCTCTCCCGCACATGCCGCGCAATGCGGCCTTCAAGATGGACCCGCTGCTCCCAGTAGCGGTAATAGAGGTTGCGCAACCACGTGCCGAGCACGGCAGCTGGCAGCTTCTCGCGGCCGAGCACGTGCGGCGCGCGTGCGACCACGATCTGATAGCCGTCGGGGCGCAGCGGCCCTTCCCATGCTTCGTATGGCGACGGCCGCGGGCGAACATGCCACACGCCGGCATGGGCGGGGGCCCATTCAGGAATGCCGAGCTGCTCGGGCACCACGTAGACGAAGCGCGTGATCCAGGCGGGCATGCCTACCCACTTCGGCTTCGACAGGTCCTTGCGCCAGTCTGATAGCGAGACTTTCACCTCAAGCTCGGTCGCGTAGCTGGAGCGCGTGATCATGACGAAGTCGGCGCGATAAACGCCGCGCCGCGAGCCGACACCCCAGCGAATTTCGGCTTCGGGAATGAGTGTGTTGGCGCCGCGCGGGTCGACGTGACGGCGTATCGCCGCCTCGACGAGACCGGCGTTCATTGGAGAGCGTGGCGCCGCGCTTTTCTTCGGTTCAGGCATCGCGCGGCGCCACGTTGATGCGAAAGTGCGTCTTGCGCCCTTCCCGCAACTGCATCACCAAACCCATCTGCTCGAGCACGCGGATCTGTCGACGCACGCCGCTGTCGGACATGCGACATTTGACGGCCAGTTCCGGCACAGTCACCGTGCATTCGCCGGTGCTCTGCACGCTCAGATGCGCGAGGCGCAACAGCACGAGCAGACCATGAGCGTTCAGCTCGGCGCTCAGGCTGTCCATATCCCACGTGAGGTTCATCAGGTGATGAGACACGTCAGCTGCTCCAGAGAACTGCTGTGGCCGCGAGCGCGACGACGAACGTCACGCCGAACCGCACACGCGTGCGGGCAAGCGCCGGCACGAAGGCGACCGCGATCCCCGCAAATGCAAAGGCGCGCAACGCCGCTGTGGAAATCAGATGTACATCCATGAATGCACCGCTCAGTGACGAAGGTTCTGTGATTCCCAAAGGCGCGCAATCCCGAGCATCTGGAACGCTTGCTGCAACCCCGGCTCGCGTTGCACCATTCTCAGCAGCTCAGCCTTCACACCCTGCTCGTTGTCTCCGGCCCTGGCGCGCGCCGTACGCAACGCCTCTTGTGTTCGCCTCTTGGCTTCGGCTTCATTCACCGCGTGTGCTCCACCGCGAAGAACTCTTCGACCAATCGCACCGCCATGTCGCGCGCGAGCCACTGGCCGATGGCGCAGTTACCGAGCTGCTTCTGAACGATCCCGACCTTGTCAGCAGGCAACTGGCGACGCTTGTGCCCTTTCTCGTCGCGTTCAGTGGCTTGGAAGTACTCCGAGACGTGCTGCTGCGTCAGATCGCACACGGACGCGAGATAGGTCTCGGTCATGCCCGGGTGGGCGCGGTGCTTCCAGGCCAGCACGCACGCGTCGCGATAGGTCGCGCACGCCT